CTAGTGAGATTGCAGCGCGGCTTTCACAGCCGTAAGCGAATAACGGCCTTTTATATCTTTGAATCTATGTTCTTTGGCTAGCTTCTTAAATGAATGGTAGGATAAGCCCGGTATACGTTCACATAATTGCGTAATGTTAAGCAGCTCATCGCCTTGGGCTGCTAAAACTTTAGTTACTGCATTCTCACATGCCTTTTCGATGACCTGAGCCAATTCGGATGCAGGCATAGAAACAAATTTAACTTCTGTCATGCAGCATCTCCTCCCTTATGTTTACAGCTATTCACCAACTCAGTAATTTTTGTTAACCCATAAGCTGTGATTCGCATATGTAAATGAACTTTCTCTTCACCAGTATTTTATTTATGATTACTGGTGATGGGCGATTGATAAATATTCCTGCCTCTCGTTTTGTTGAGTACGGTTGTAGACGTCCGTGCTCTTCTCGATAAATCCATTTTTTATCAATTAATAGACTTATTAGTTTGCGCTCACCTATACCAATAGTTTTTGCACATTCGCGAATAGTGTATGTTCCATCTGTATTGGCTATAGTTTCAAGCGCTTGCGCTTTGGGCTCAAGTAAGGCAACTTGATTTTGCAAATCTAGTTTTTCCTCTTCAGCTTGTAAGGCATACAGAAGGATTTCTTTTCGAGATAGTTCTTTAGGCTGCTTAAGTGCTTCCTCCATTGCTGTCATGCGATCAAACACTATGGCCTGTAAATCGTAACTGTATGACATAGCCATTAGGCACGCTTCACGTTTTTCAAACTGATAGCAAGGTAAATTTCTACCAGTTGAATCCTTATATACTGAACGAAATTTTTCGCTCAGCTCCAAACCTAATACTTTAGGTACTTTTGCCATAAAGTCAGAGTGACGAAGCTGAACTGGATGACTTTCATTTTCAGATCGATACTCATTGATAAAATCAACGATTTCCAATGATGTCATTGTCACTGGGTTATTTTTTGACATTAACGCATTCATTAATTAGCCTCCACGAACTGACCATTAGCATCAAGCTGATACCATGTGTCTGCCTTTACACCGTTTTCACCAACTTTTGATGCGCGAATGTGAAGAATTTCACCATCTGAATTTCTATGAGTTAAAACAATTGCGCTTCCTTCGGATGCCTTAGCTTTGCCTTCATAGCCTATAGAAATTGCTACCCCATATTGGTCATCTTTTTGATCTTTGATTTGGCTTTCAGAATAGTGCCCGGTTGTTAAGCTTGCTGCCCAGTTGCCAGTAGCAGAGCTTGCTGAGTTGTCGCCAGTAGCAGAGCTTGCTGAGTTGTCGCCAGTAGCAGAGCTTGCTGAGTTGTCGCCAGTAGCAGAGCTTGCTGAGTAGTGTCCAGTTGTTAAGCTTGCTGAGTTGTCGCCAGTAGCAGAGCTTGCTGAGTTGTAGCCAGTAGCAGAGCTTGCTGAGTTGTCGCCAGTAGCAGAGCTTGCTGAGTTGTCGCCAGTAGCAACAGCCTGACCATGGTCTTTATCCGTAAAAGCAGGTGAATCTTCTTTAATTGGTTCGCAGCGAGAAGTTGTATATTCAATTGCTGCTTTAACTAGAAAAGGAATATCTACTTCTGCTTTGATTGTGATTGATTTGCTTGCAACCTTTGTATCATCATTACCTCGACTTAGATCGCCTGATTGTTCAACTACTGCAAAGCGGTTTAATTCACCTGGTGCATAATATCCAAATACATCCAAAGGATATTCGCACGCATGAAAGCCAGAACCACACGCTTTGACTTTTCCTTTATGCTTAAAAGTCTTGCCAATTTCGTACTGGAAGCCACGGCATTGAAGGTTCTTGTCGAAACCTTTGTAGCTAGTGATTGTTTCAACTGCTTTGTTTGCTGCTTCATTCTTCTTGGATTTAGTCATGATAAATTCCTATTCTGCAAATACTGTTTTAGCTATTTCTGGAATGTGCTGTTACGTCTTAAAGTGCGTACGGCATCACGCCTTTAAATGATTTTCAAATTCTTTATAAAGTTGGGTGGCTGCTTTATTCATTTTTCCGTCATACATGATGTGTACGTTTCTAGGAAAAAGTTTGCTGACTGTGGCGCAATAAAACTCCATACGCCCACATGGTCTAACAATTCCGCGATACCCAATCTTTGTAAGCCACAATAAAAACGCCTTAAAAAGAACCTCCCTAGAGAGGTCGGCGTAATTAACGCCGTCCGTCATTTTTAAAACCTTCTGTAAGTGTTTTAGAGATGGCTGCATTCGCTGGAGCTAAACAAAGTTGATTAATTTTGACACTTGCTGAATCTTCACGACCTGTTTGCAGCCAATGAGCATCCACACCCAGTACTTTGGCGATTGCAGGTATATGTGTACTGGACCTCATTAAACCTGATTCAAGCTGACTGATGGTGGATTGGTTAGTCCCCGAACTCAATGCCAATACCTCTTGAGTAATGCCTGCATTTTTACGGGATAATTTTAATCGGTCTTTGAGTTCTTTGGCGGGCTTGCCATCTGGTTTAGTATCTAAAGATTTAGAAGCCTTAACCGCTGTGCGTTGATACTTACCACCGCCAGTTAATTGAGATGCTTCCGCACCATGCCAATAAGCAGATTCGCAAGCTTTTTCCTCTGCAAGTCGAAGTGTTCTAAACACATCGGCAAAAACCGGTTCAAAAAGTTTTTCAACTTCAATTACCTGCTTTAGATTTTTTATCGCCATTCGGATTAGGAGCTCTGTATCGCGCAAATCATCCTCAGCCAAGCTATGAATATCAGCCATATCATTAGTTACTGAAGTGTCTTTATTCTCTGGAAAAAGTTGTGAACTAGTACGCATGATTATTCCCCATTACCATCTAATTGTTTTTGAATACGCATTTCCTCATCTTCCCAGTAGCCAAATCGAAGTGTCATTGTGTACTCAAGAATTCCAGTGAATTGCTCTAAGCTGTGAAAGTAAGCCTCGTGCATACCATGTTTAGCCGCTTCTTCCTTTAAGGCCTTTACCTTTTCCTTGATTTCGTGAAGGGTGTACAAAGTCCAATCAAGATCATTTTTTGCTAAGCAAACAGCATCAAAATAATCCGTTAAATCAACTTTTAGTTGACTAAGATTTGTGATTTGGTTCATAATGTGACCACTCAAAAAGTTGTTTTCCCGATCCTCGACCAAAATTTTCGGGACAATGACTTACCTTAAAAGACCAGAGCATTGACTCTGGTTTTCCTGTTTGTAAAATGAATCAATCATTTTGTGTAATTTAAGATAAATCATTTTGTTTAGAACAGTCAAGATAATTTTAAATCATTTTGATTAATTATTTTTTTAGTTAATAAAAAAGCCCGCTTTCTGAATAGCGGGCTTTTTAGTTTTAATTTTCTTAATCTAAATATATATTCTGCATTGGTTGAACAGGATACTCATGGACATGCTTACTTGGCGGGATGATATCAGAAACCGCAACAATTGCAGCTACTTCATCCATATCAATTGTCATCCTTGCCCCGCCATTTACGGCTAAAAGATGAAGTACATCATTAACAATCCCAATAAATTCTTTAATGGTTCGCCTACCATCTTTCAGCTGAACTTCTACAAATTCTGTAGGTGTAGGCTCTGCATCAGGATCGCAGACAACATACCATCCATTACGGATCGCAGGATACATTGAATCACCTGTACCCCTCACAGCGTAAGCATTTGGCCCTGCCGTAAGAGAGGGTACATAGCCGTCTCCGCCATTACCTAAATATCCCATTTCAGTGTAATAACCATCCATTCCCATCTTCGAGTATGACTTCACAGGAACCCAGCCACCTCGTTTAGTAACTGTGGAGACTGTTTTATTTCTAGCACTATCAATGGACGGAGAGCCTTCTCCCGTAAGAATCCACCCAAGATCAACTTTTAACTTAGTAGAAATATTAAAGGCACCGATTTTAGAAATTCCACGGTTTTCCCAATTGTAGATAATCTGAGGGGGTTTACCCAAAGCGTTTGCCAACTCAGAACTAGTTAAGTTTGTTGCCTGATAGACACGCTGCATTGTTGGGTGAATTTGCTTCTTTTCCATGACTCTCTCGGCAAGGCTTAGAATTAATTGCTGCAAATAATAACACATTTTGTGTAAATCAAAATGATTGAATGATTTTTTTGTTTGTGTATACTGAATCAATCAAAATGATTTATTTCGAGGTACTAATGAGTAGTATCCAAAAAGATGCCGAGCTTATCGACAAGCACGGAGGTGCTACTGCACTGGCTCAAACTTTGGGCTACAAAGTTCAGCGCGTTCAAAACTGGAAAATTAGAGGTATTCCCGCTAAGGAAAGATTTAAACACCCTGAACTACTCTTAGTTGATTTTATTCCAACGCCAAAGAAATAAAAACCGCCATCTGCGGGAACAGATGGCGGTCTGAATATCGTATTTGGAGCAAACCAAAATGAATGAACAAATCTTAGCACAAAATTCAGACTGTGCAAGCCCATATGATGATGAGGATCAAGTCCTTACTCAATGGCAAGTAGATCATGATGCTTATGTTGAAACGCTTGATGCTTATAGAAAAGCACATACGGATCTTGAAAAAGCTTTAGGAATTGAGAAGGACTTTGACAAAACTTCTCATAGCGCAAAGGAAATCATTGAAGACTTGCGAAAGAACTGGCACCTGTACGCACTAATCAACCGCTTTGAGAGCGCCGTAATCAATCGTTTAAGAGCAAAGGATAAGTTGTAATGCACTACTACGAGCGAAATATTGGTGATTATTACCGCAAGGCTGGAAGATTAAACATTTTGCAGCATGGGGTTTATAACTTGCTCATGGATGCCTGTTACGACCGTGAATCGTTCCCAACGCTTGAAGAGGCTATTGAATGGGTATGGGCGGAAACTGAGGAAGAAATTGACGCTGTTAAATTTGTACTTAAGAAGTTTTTCAAATTAAATGAGGACGGGGTTTATATTCAAAACCACATTAAAGAAGAGCTTGAAAAGTATAGAGCCTTCCTTGCTAAACAAGCAGAGAATGGCAAAAAAGGTGGTCGCCCAAAGAAAAACCCAAAAAATGATTCTGGTAATAATGGGAATGATTTTGATAATTCTGGCTTTAAAAATGAAAGCCAAGACAACCCAAATGAAAGCGAATTAAACCCAGAAAAACCCAAAGAAACCCAAATAAAGCCTAAACCATCTAACCATCTAACCAACGAACCATCTAACCAAGAAAATAATATATGTCCGCCTAACGGCGAACCTGTGCCTGCTGAAAAACCTAAAGAGAATTTCAAAAATGAGATTCAAGAGGTTTTCGAGTTTTGGAAAGTGACGTTTAACAAGAATAATCGAACCATTCTTGATAACCCGCGCAAATCCAAAATACAAGCTCGGCTCAAAGAGGGTTACACGGTTGAAGATATCAAGACCGCTATTGTTGGGTGCTCTAAATCTCAATTCCATATTGAGGGCAATCATACTGATCTAACGCTAATTTGCCGCGATGCAACCAAGCTTGATCACTTTCTTGCCATGTCTAATCCAGCACAGGTTGCTATCCAGCCTCAAATTGAGGATGTGCAGACCATTCCTGCTCAATACAAGGTAATTGAGGGGGATTGGTAATGTCATTTAATTCAAATATTCATGATGTGAACATGGAGCAATGTGTTCTTGCGGCTTTAATGACTACATCCTTGTCACTTGAGTCTATTGGTCAGGAGTTGGATGCAGAATGTTTTTACTCAGATCGTCATCAACAAATATACAAGGCAATCGTAGAGCTTTCTGAAAGCAACCATCCTTACGATGTGGTTATGGTTAGTAACTACTTAAAGGGCAAAAATGTTTTGCATTTGATGGGTGGTGAGGATTATTTGATTCAGCTTATGCAGGATGCGCCAAGTAGTTTTTACAATGCTGAAAGTTATGTAACTCAATTAAAAAAACTCAAGACGCACCGAAAAATTGAGCAAATTGGTTTTCGCATTGCCGCAATGGCTAAAGACACTACAGTGCCAGACGCATTCATTGAAGCTGAAAATCTTTTGAGTCAAATCGATAAAACAGAAGATGGCGATATGGGTGCAAGCTTTGGTGATGCATTGACTAGCGCATTGGCGCAAATGATAGAGAAATCAGAGAAGAAAACTAAGAATCAATTATCTGGAGTTAGATTCAATCTTGTAACGCTCGATAAGATGCTTGGCACAGTACAAAACGGTCATTTTTGTGTTGTTGGAGGTCGTCCTGGTTCTGGTAAATCAACTCTGGCACAAATGATGGCAATTGATACTGCTATGGTTAAAAAGGAGGGGGTTCTTTTTATATCAGCAGAAATGGACAAAGAGACACTCTCAAACAGAATGTTTAGTTCACTTAGTTCTATTCCATATGACAACTTGCACAATGCAACACTTTATGACGGATTACTAAAGGAATATGCAAGGTATCGAGAGGTTTACAGCGGTCTACCAATTTGGATCGAACCAAAGCAGAAACCAAGCATAAGTGAGGTTAGAGCCTACGCGAGAAGAGCAAAGCGCCGTTTTGCCAAGGCAGGCATAAAGCTTGGTTGCATCATTGTTGATTATCTTCAGCTCGTAAGAGATCCAAGCAAGAAAGATCGTTTTCAGGAAGTTGGCTCTATTAGCCGTGAGCTCAAATCAATGGCTAAGGAGTTTGAATGCCCGGTTGTAGCGCTCGTTCAATTAAATCGTGAATCAGAAAAAGGTAAGAAACCGAAAGCTTCTGACATTAAGGAATCAGGGCAGATCGAGCAAGATGCAGACCAGATCATCCTTGTTAATCCATTAACTGATGACAAAACACTTCAACCTCTTGGGGTTACAGAATTAATTATTGCCAAAAACCGACACGGGAAAAGGGGGGCAGTCCGAGTTCAAGAGCATTTAGACATGTGTAGATTTAAAGCCATTCAGGAGCTAGAAGAATGAAAACATTCCTAATCATTATGACCGTTATCTGTATTGCTACTTTTATGGGACTGGTTGTAGCTGCAATAGCTGCAAAGCTGCACCAGTTTTCAGGAAGTCTAGCTAAATTTCGTTTTTCTTTGGCTTTCATGGATATCACTTTTTTCTTTTTATGTGTATCGGCTCTGACTGTATTTGATGGGGGTAAGTATCTGGCGTTCGCTCATTTAACTCAATTCTTGTTGGCTTTATACCTAATTTTTTACCGTTCTAATAAGTGGGAGCGCAGCCAATGAAACTAACTAAACAACAACGTGCTGAGCTTAAGCAGAAGTTTGGAGGTCATTGTGCTTACTGTGGTGAGTTGCTCGGTGACAAGTGGCATGCAGATCATATCGAAGCCGTTAAGAGAGATTTAATTCATGTTGGTGGCGGCAAGTTAATTACGGGTGAAATGACTAGACCGCAATACGACACATTAGAAAACATGAATCCCGCATGTGTTCCTTGCAATACAAATAAATCGTCTATGTCGCTGGAAGGGTGGCGAAAGATGCTTACACATTACCGTGATGTGCAGTTACTACGCGATAGCACACATGCTCGTCATTTGCTTCGCTTTGGTTTGATTGAAATTAAATCTAAACCTGTGAAATTTTTCTTTGAAACATACGTACCCTGTGACCATGTTTTTTCGGACTGGGAAAAATTAGAGCCTGAACCAAACTTAAGATTTCGTTGTATGGATTGTGGGAAGGAGATCTAAATGGATAAGTTTGAACAATGGTACTTAGATACATATTACAAGCCTCATGGGGTCGTTCCACCTACAAATCTATTTAAGCGTTATGAAGGCACATATCTCATTGACGATGTGTATCGTCAAAACCTTGTATGGCAGCACCAGCAAGCGAAAGTGGAGGAGCTTAAAGCCACGATAAAAGGCAATCATGGGCGCATAGCAGAACTTGAACGCTTAAACCGTGTAAAGGCTCAGACTATTCTCGATTTACATCAAGAAATTAAAGAGCTTAAAGCATCTCATCACGGTGAAGTGATTGGTCATGAAGTTCACTTAAAAAAGATCAAGCAAGAACGTGACGAGATGCAAAAGCGGGTGCAATTCCTTGAGCAGGAATTAGGTGCATGGAAAGGGAAATCAATAGCAGCAATGGTAAATGGCATGTGTAAACAATGTGGCGGAGAACCATTGCAGGCAATAGTTTCTGATAAAGACGGTTATGCACTTCTACATTGCTTTGGATGTGGCGCAAACAAGTATGAATTGATTGGAGAGCAAGCGCTCAAGGGTGGTGAGGCATGAATGAAAAATGGACCTACAAAGAAATGATGGCCCTGCGTTGTGCTTATAACCATGGTGTAAGAACTCCAGAAACACGAGCGGCAGCTTGCCTGTATGTGAAGTTGGGTAGAAATAAATTATTAGATCAATTCAAGAAAGAAAGTGAAGCAAAAGGCAAGGTGGAATGATGAATAATAAACCGCATGTATTACAAGCTTGTAATTGGAAGAAGTACACAATTGAGAATTGGTTAGAGCAATTTGGGGCATGGATTAATGAAGATAATGCTGAAACTTATTTGGGTACACGTAACACCTTAACTTACTTGATTGATTCTGTAGAAGGCGTAAAGCGTGATGCAAGAAAGCGCTCATTGCCACAGTGCAAAATCTCTACTGATGAGGCGAGAGCTGTAAGTGGATTATTGCGTGATTTACGAATGAACCCAAACCCAACATTACAAGAATGGCTAGATTTTGTAGTGTTGTATTACGTGCATGGGTTGAGTGAGGAAACTATTGCTGACATTAGCAAATGCTCACGTAACGCCGTGAGACAAGATTTAAAGTGTGGTATTGCCTATATTGTTGGGCAACGTAATACATTGCGGAGTAAATTAACCGAAAAACAAGCCAAAGTAAGAAAACCAAAGAAAACCCTTGACTTGGCGCCAATAGTTCTTTAAATTCGTGATAAGTGGTACGAAGTATAAGCAAGTGTCACTGATCTTAAAGAAGCTCGCCAAACGGTGGGCTTTTTGCTTTTATGCCCTACGAGCTTAGAACATTGGATTCCGATGTGCTGGACTGGATTTCTAGTCGATGCTTAAACGTAGGGCTATTTTTTTGGAGGTTCACATGCTCCGAATCATCAGGCAGGTATTCTGTTTTCATGTTTGGGAGTGTGAATCCGACATGTTCAATCAGAAAGAATGCAGAAAGTGTGGAAAGATTAAAGTAATTTAATTTACTATTGAGAATACAATGACTTATATTAAATCAAGTCGTTGCATTTCCAATTAACATGCCGCATTATTAATCAAATTACTTTATTAATGGTGTGGTATGAAACTAGTTCGTTTAGAAACAATTAGACTTAATGATGGTTCATTTGAATTGCAATTTAATGAGGATGGATTTACGCCATTTTATCCAAATACTATCAATGACGATGGTGTTGATGTTGCATCAGGTAAGGTTAATGTAGATTCTATTTACTATCATCATTTAGATAGAGATGACACGAGATATTTAATTTATTTAAAAGGCTACCATGGCAGAGTAGATGGCACAGAAATCCCAAGTCTTGAAAAAGCATTAGATGCTCATCTGCAAAGTTGAAAATTAAACTGAATTTATTTACAGCCCTGCATTTGCGGGGCTTTTATTTTTTACGCCATTCGTCTAATTGGATAAGACATCATAATTCTAGTGTGATTGATGCGGGTTCGAGTCCTGCATGGCGTGCCATTTAATTTAGAGAAGTGTGCTGCATAGATATAGCCTCTTGCCAAAGTGGATATCAAAGCTAAGGAGTAGCTCACTTCGTCTAAGTCAAATGGATTGGGGTGAACATGGATACAAACGAAGCCAAAAAGAATCTTGATAAATATTCGGAAGAGTTAAGCCGTTACCAGAACTTATCTCGTACTGGATTGAGTCTCGAAGAAATGCTTGTTATAGACCGCATCATAATGCGATTGAAAAACAAGATTAATAATTTACGGTCCATGTTGAATGCGTGACTCCAAACGATTAGCCGAAGTACGCAAGCTGCCATGCATGAGATGTGGTGCACCAGCACCAAGCCAAGCCGCGCATTCTAATTCTAGTAAAGACGGTAAGGGCAGATCCATTAAGGCTTGCGACTCTAAAACTGTTTCTATGTGTTTTTCCTGCCATCATTTATTTGATACCTACCAACTAGGGAGCAGACAGGAAAGCGAGGAGCTATTTAATAAATGGCTTAAGCGAACCAACGCAATGCTTGAGTCAGAACAAGATTTATTTTGATATGATTTAACCAACGTAATTGGTGTAAGGATTTACAATGGTTAAGCATGTTGATTATGAGGCTGTATATGACGGTGAGAATTTTTCTTTCATCAAAGTATTAATGGATGATGGTTCATATGACCCAATAGCTGGAACAAATGGGCCTTATGGCATCATAACTATTGTTGGATATGAGGTTAGGATTTCGTACCCTGAAAATCTCACACAAGAATTAATAGAGAAAATGGTAAACCAATTTACTAGAAAGAATTAAGCCACCCTCGGGTGGTTTTTAGTTTAATCGGAGCCGAAAGGCTCTTTTTTTGTGCCTAGAAAAAGGAAGCGAGAAATGAAAACCAACCAGAAAGGCCAAGCTGATGTGGTATTAGCCGCACTTTGCTTTCTTGCCATTTTAATTGTCATTGTTTTGATTATGTTTGCATGGCCTCACTATAAAGTGTGGAAGCAAGGCATGAATGGTCAAGCACTATTGGCAGAAGCAGAACAGTCAAAAATGATTCAGGTTCAAACGGCGCGAGCTGAACTTGAAAGTGCCAAGTTGCGTGCAGAAGCGATCAAAACTATTGGTCAAGCTGCAAAAGATTATCCAGAGTACCGCAAACAAGAGTTTATTGGTGCGTTTGGTGATGCTTTACGTGATGGCAAGATTCAACAAATTGTATATGTCCCAACTGAGGCAAACATTCCAGTTTTAGAAGCTGGTAAACGTCCCGTTGTGGATGAATAAGGTATAGGTGGGAATATGGAACCAGCAACATTCCCAATCAATAGTTATTCTGGGATTGTTCAGGTAATTAACTATCTGAACAATAACCACTCCAAAGCAGCCGCAGAAGGCAAACCTTTAGTCGTTAGAATCAATCAGAAGGAAGACGACAGGAGCGCCGCACAAAATCGGCTTTACTGGGCTTGGCTTGAACAGATCAGGCAAAAGACCGGTAATTCAAAGGATGATCTTCATTTACTTTTTAAGAAAAAGTTTCTTGCCCGGATCTATGTTGAGGGTCGGCAAGAGACTGCAGAAAAGTACATGGCTTTGCAGAACTTTAAAGATGTTATTCAAGCATTCGATGGACCTAAGCGCCGTCAACTTGAAAAGGATTACCAAGTTTTGGTCAATACCTTCATTAAAGACCACCTGCAAAGCAAGAAGGCCACCATTAAAGAATTCACCAAATATCTGGATAAGATCAACATTTATGCACATAGAGACTTGGGCGTGATGTTGATTATCCCGGATGACCTTAAGTGGTGTTATCAAAATGAGCAATGATTCAAATTTGCAAGACGTGGTGCTTAAGCTGATAGAGCAAAACAATAAGTTGATTGAACAGAATAGCTTGATCGTCCAAATCAATGCAGAACAATCTGCTCAGTTATCCGAAGTTCTATCAATGCTTGAAGATAGTGAACCAGCACAACGGTCAGGATCACTAGATGGGTGAAGACAATGAATAGAGGCCAGCCTTTCTTTGTAATTGATGATGATCTTCAAAAGTCGTTTGATAAAACCATTTTGTATTTGCAGGAACAGCATAGAACTCCTGAATTGAAGCGCAAAGAACTGGAGCTTGAATTAGTTAAACTGGTTCAAAGTTATCAACGTGACGGTTTGGATATCGATTGGATATCCATTGACTTACTTAATGGTGTAGATGCGCGAGTAAACTTAAATGAAACTCCAAACATTCAAGAACAAGTTACAGACGCTACAGGCACCCGCACAAACCCAGAAGAACCCTAAACAAAACAATTGGGGTTCTGGTCGAGGTGGCCGTCCGTGGCGCCGTCTTAAAGCTAAGATCCATTTACGTGATGAGTGGACCTGTCAATGTTGTGGCATCGTCACTAAAGACTTAGAGCTTGACCATATTGTGAATGTGGCAAGAGGTGGAACGGATGATGAATCAAACCTCCAGTCTCTTTGTGTTCCATGCCATAAAAAGAAAACCCAACAGGAGAGCCGGCAATGAATGATGATGAGTTGGTTCAAAAGTATTTAGAAGAGGATGGCTGAATGACTTCAAAACTAGTTCATGTGAAAGATGCAGACAAAGGCTCTGACATCTACTTTGATCCACAGGGCCTTGAAGGCGCCGTTTTTAATTGGAATGGACAGAAAGATTACAGCCAATACATTTATAACGCTATGTTGTATATGCGAAGCGGTAGTTTGATTTGTTGTGTTGTGAATGACGATGGCAAGAAGAAGATTCTTGAACATGTTCAGGAAGCACCATAATGATGCAAAAAATCCAGCAGGCAGGGGGGATGTCAAAACTTCCAAGCCCTTCGCCGTTGGACACCGCCCCCCATCGCACGCACAAAAAAAATTCCCTCTCAGAAAAAGTTAAAGCAAAAAGTTAAAATCAAGTTAAAGGTAGAGCAATGGCATTAACAGAGAAAATGGAAAAATTTGCTCTTGCCATTGTTGACGGCAAGACAAATAAAGAAGCAGCAATTTCAGCAGGTTATGCGGAAAAAACTGCATCCGCCGCAGGTGCTAGGTTAGCAAAAGATCCTGAAATTATTGTCTATATTGAAATGTTAAAGGCCCAAAAAGAAGGGCGCTCTTTAACATCTAATTCACCAAAAGTTAAACCTAAAGATACACCCGAAAATAGTGGTGAAGATGAAAACCCTATTGAGGAATTTCAATTTGAAGGTGATGATCCTTTAGATTTTTTAATTAAGGTCATGAACTTCAATGGCAACAAGCTGCCACTTAGAATGCAAGCAGCAATTGCAGCATTGCCTTATAAACACGGGAAGGTTGCGGAAAAAGGCAAAAAAGAAACTAAACAAGACAAGGCAAAGGAAGCGACCAGAACAGGAAAATACGCCACATTGGACAATCAGTTGCCAAGCTAACTATTAAGAGGAACTTTGCATGCAAAGTCTAGAATACGAAACCGTAAGTGGTGAAACTATCACTATTCAAAATATCAAAGATGGCCCTTGCTGTCATGACTCTATTGAAAAGTTGCCAGCAACAGAAAGGTTGGTGAAGATTACTTATCAATGTCGCAAGTGCTTTTCCAGATTTTCCGAAGAAGATTATCAATTGATTGTTAATCAATAAAAGGTTTTGTATGGATCCGTAGGCGATACGGTGCGTTGGAGGAAGGAGGACCACAACTGCCAACGTAATAACCCGCTAGCAGTGGGCGAAACAGCGTAGTTAAAGCAGGGGTTCGCAACCTGTCATACAAATTTATTCCGCCTTCGGGCGGTTTTTTCATGGACCATTTAAATGACTGCAAAACTACCAGACTGGACTACAGCTTGCCCAGACTGGGCGACCCGTATTGTTTCTAAACAATCGTTAATGCCGTGTAAGCCATTATTCCCCAAAGTGGCTGACGTAGCGGAGCGTATCTTTAAAGAGTTAATTCTTGTTGATGTGATGGGTAGCCCTAAGATGGGTGATGTCACATTGGAATGGGTGATCGAGTTTGTTCGTGCAATCTTTGGCGCATATGATCCAAGCACAAAGCGCAGATTAATTCGTGAATTCTTTCTTTTGATTTCGAAGAAGAATACTAAATCTACGATTGCCGCCGGCATTATGCTTACTGCATTAATTCTTAATGATCGACAATCTGCCGAACTAATTATTCTTGCGCCTACTAAAGAAGTTGCTGATAACTCATTTAATCCAATCCGGGATTTCATACGCGCAGATGAAGAATTAAGTGAAAGATTTAATGTATCTGAGCACACAAAAACAGTTACGCATCTAGGTACCGGAGCAACACTTAAAGTTATTGCAGCAGAATCTAACGCTGCAGCTGGTAAGAAAGCTTCAATCATTTTGATAGATGAGGTCTGGCTATTCGGGAAACGTGCCAACGCTGAATCAATGTTCCGTGAAGCAAAGGGTGGTTTAGCATCTCGTCCAGAAGGTTGTGTGATTTATCTGTCTACCATGTCGGATGAAGTGCCATGTGGAGTATTTAAGCAGCTTTTAGATTATGCCAGAGATGTACGTGACGGAATTAAAGTTGATAAAAGTTTTCTACCACTTATTTATGAATTCCCTAAGCATCTTGTAGAAGCAGGCGAACATTTAAAACCTGAAAATTTCTACATCACAAACCCAAACTTGGGTGCTTCGGTTGATCTTGAATATCTGATTTCGGAATTTAACAAAGTTAAAGATGCTAGTGAAGAATCTCTTAGAGACTTCTTGGCCAAACACTTAAACATTGAAATCGGCATGAACCTTCGTGCTAACCGGTGGGCGGGTGCAGAGTATTGGAATGCTCAAGCTAAAGATATCCAAATCGACCAACTAATTGAGCTATCCGATGTCATTACTTTGGGTATTGATGGCGGTGGTCTCGACGACTTACTTGGCTTCGCTGCTTTAGGTCGTTTAACAGAAGATCCTCGTATCTGGTGGCTATGGAATCATGCATGGGCAAATAAGATTGCTTTAGAGCGCAGAAAAGAGAATGTGCCTAAGTATGAAGACTTCAAGTCTGAGGGTTCTCTAACTGTTGTTGACCGAATAGGCGATGACATTGACCAACTCGCAGCAATTGCTAAGAAGGTTTATGACAGTGGAAAGCTTAATAAGATCGGACTAGATCCATTGGGCTTAGGCGGTCTTTTAGATGGCTTACTTGAGGCAGGAATTCCAGAGGAAAGCATGTTTGCTGTGCCACAAGGCTACAAACTCATGTCCTACATCCTTACTACTGAGCGCAAATTGGCAGAAGGCAATCTGTACCATGCTGGACAACAGCTAATGACTTGGGCGGCAGGTAATGCCCGTGTCGTGATGGTCGGCAATGGTATGCGAATAACCAAGCAAGAATCAGGTGTTGGGAAGATTGACCCATTGATTGCCACATTTAACGCAGTTGCTTTGATGTCAAGCAATCCTGAGCCTGCCAATCGCGTTGATATTGACGAATACTTAGAGGATGTCGTGATAGCATGAGTACCACACAAGAGCCGGGGTTTTGGTCCCGCTTCTGGTCACGATTGACTGGAAATACACAATTAAAAAAAGGCGATTCGTCTTATCCATTTGATAGTTATTTGTCACCCGGTGGATCGGTTGTCACACCAGAAACAGCTTTGAAACTTTCCGCAGTCTGGGCGTGTGTAAAATTAAGAGCTGAAACTATCTCAACTCTTCCTTTACAGTTGTACGACAACAATAAACGTCTTGCTACTGATCATTACCTTTACCGTATTTTGCACGATTCACCCAATGCCGATATGTGTGCAAGTGAGTTTTGGCAAGTTCAAGTTGCTTGTGTTGACTTATGGGGGAATGCATACAACCTTATTACAAAAGACTCAAGCGGAAAAGTAATTGCTCTTGAGCCACTTTTCCCGAGTGGTATGGTTGTAAAACGTAATGATTTGGGAGCGATTGATTTTCATTACACTGAAAATGGGAAAACAACAACCTATTCGGAAGACCAAATCTTGCATTTCAAGGGTTTTACTCTTGATGGGCTTGTTGGTTTATCTGCTATTCAGTTTTTTGCTCAAACGATTGGAATGCAGTTTGATGCAAACAACCAAGCTCAGGACTGGTTTAAGAATGGCTTAAAAGTTGGGGGCTTCCTTGAAACTGGGGAGCAAACTTTAACTAAAGAGCAGCGTGAAAGACTAAGAAACCATTTAAGTGAGTTCAGTAAACCTGAGAATGCTGGTAAGTACATGGTGCTTGAGGCTGGAATGAAGCTTTCTGGCTCAAATAGTATTCGAATCAATCCCGTTGATGCCCAGTTACTTGAATCTCGTTATTTTGGCATTGAAGAAATATGCCGCGCCTTTGGTGTTCCTCCTCAGTTAATTGGTCATACAAACAAAGCAAGCTCATGGGCTTCAAGTCTTGAGCAGACTAATAGGGGGTTTTTGACCTATTCGCTTAACCCTCAATTAGTTAGATATGAGCAAACAATCACAAAGAGATTGTTTTTGCCAAGTGAAAAATACAAGTACCGGCCAAAATTTGCGGTTGAAGGCTTATTACGGGCCGACAGTGCTACTCGCTCAGGTTTCTACACAAACATGATTCAAAACGGTGTTATGACGCGTAATGAAGTGCGGGATTTAGAAGACTTGGCGCCTTTACCGGGTGGCGATGAGCTAATGGTTCAAATGCAAATGGTCGGATTGAAAGATCAAGGGAAAACCAGTGGATAGACTTAAACTAACTTTAGAAATCAAAGCCACCCAAGAGGGTGGCTTTTTTTCTGGCTACTTAGCTGCTTTTGACAACCTTGATTCTCATGGGGACATCATCCGCAAAGGTGCATTTGCCAAAACTCTTCAAGAGTGGAAGGCAAAAGGCAAGTACCCAGCAATCTTTTGGGATCACAACCCATCTGAACCAATCGGAATTTTTACCGAAATGCGTGAAGACGAAAAAGGGTTGTACGTAGAAGGTCGTCTCTTAATTGACGATGTGCCGCGAGCTAAAGCTACTTATGCGCTGATGAAGGTTGGCGCGATTGATGGCATGTCCATTGGCTATATCACCAAGTCTTATAGGCGCGATCCAGACTCACTAATCCGCGAACTGCTGGAACTGGAGTTAGTGGAAGGTTCAATTGTTGCCTTTCCTTCCAATCCAGAAACCCTAATCAGTTCCGTCAAATCCAAATTACAAGATGGCGAGCTGCCATCCCTACCAGAATTTGAAAAGTTCCTGAGAGAGTCAGGATTTTCAAAAACGCAAGCCACTGTCATCGCTAGTAAGGGTTTGCGTCATCTTTTGAGCGAGTCAGAGGGTGAAAACGAAAAAGCGAAATCAATTTCAAATGCCTTAAATATTTTACGAGGAATCAGCAATGACTGAAAAAACTTTAGAACAACTCGCTCAAGAGTTCCAAAAACACGTTGATACAGTTAAAGAAATCGCCGAAGAGTTCAAAGGCAAACAAGCAAAAAGTGAAGAAATCTCACAAAGCGCCAAAGATAAAGCGGACGAAGCTTTAACTACGTTAAATGAAGTTAAAAACAAACTGACAGAACTGGAGCAGAAAGCTGCACGCCGTGGTAATGGTGATGTTGAAACCAAAAAGCAAACCATGGGTGGTGAGTTTGTTGAAACTACAGAATACAAAAATGCTGCAGAAAGTCAGTATCGTGGAATTCAGCGTGTTGAGCTGAAGAACACAATTGGTACGACTGAGGTTGGAAAAATTATTCCGACCACCAATCTTGGTTTGCAGTTACCAAACCAGATGCGCCTTACCATCCGCGACATTTTGGCAGGTGGTAGCATGAGCGGGAATCTCATTGAATATGTTCAAATGAAAGAATTCACCAATAATGCAGCAGTAGTTGCAGAAGGTGCAAACAAGCCAGAATCTGGAATTACATTTGAAGATAAAGATGCCAAAGCAGTTGTAATTGCTCACTGGTTAAAAGTAACCACTCAAATGTTAAGTGATGCACCGGCTTTGCAGTCTTTCATTGATAACATCTTGCGTCATGGCCTAGATATTAAGCTTGAAAAGCAAATCCTTGCTGGTGATGGAACCAATGGCAACATGCTCGGTTTAATCCCTCAAGCAACCGCTTATGCTCCACCTGCTGGTGCTCCAGCTACTCCAAATATGTTTGATGTATTGCGCTTTGCAATGCTTCAAGTTGTTTTAGCTGACGACTTTGCTAACGGCCATGTATTAAACCCGATCGACTGGGCACTCATGGAAACGCAAAAAGATGCAAACGGCAACTACATCATTGGGAACCCGCAATCACAAGCGGTTCCGACATTATGGGGATTGCCTGTAGTTCAAACCGCGGCTATGGATGCGGGTAAATTCTTAACAGGTGCGTTTAATACTTCTGCCCAATACTTTGAGCGTTGGGGTGCTGCTGTCCAAATCGGTATGCAAGGTGATGATTTCACCTCTAATAAACGTACTTTACTTGCCGAAACACGTGGCGCATTAGCTGTTTATAAGCCTAAATCGCTTGTATATGGCTCATATACTCCTGCTACTGGTGGTTAATTCATTTTGGGGTGGTGTTCGTCACCATCCCATTTAGAGAGGCCAAAATGAAAGAATATGAAGTTTTACGCCCACACTTTGGAGATAAAGACTACAAAGAGGGCGATATTCGAACCGCAGATCCAAACGTGGTAAGGCATTTGGTAGAAAATAAAGTTTTACGTGAATACCAAACAAAAGTTGATCCACCAAAACCAGCTACAAGACGGAATAATTCAAAATGATCACACTCGAACGAGCTAAGTTGCAATGTCGAGTAGATCATAACGATGAAGATGAACTCTTTATCGAATGGATTAGCCAAGCAGATGAAGAAATAGCAACTGATATTGACCGAAAAATTATTTCGGACGAGTCGGAGCGAACATCTGAAACGGACATTGTGGACTGTAAAAAATTAGATAATGCCCGGTTAATATTTATTGAATATAAATACAGCCGAAGTCTTGAAGGTAAACCACAAGCTTATTGGGATATTTTGCAGCCAATTAGAGAAATGGGGGTTTAACATGCCCAGCATTACTCCAAAGCTTAAACACCGCATCACTATTCAAAAGCCCATCCAAACCCAAGATCAAAACACAGGTAAATTGATTGTTACATGGTCAGATTTCACAACAGTTTGGGCAGAAGTTACTGATCTTTCAACAAGGGATGTTATTGCAGCCAAAGCAGCCAATAGCTTGATACAAGCCCGTGCAAAAGTGCGATATAGCAGCACTACAAAACAAGTTGATAGCACAATGCGGGTTCTTTTTGATGGTTACTATTACAAGATTGATGGGAACCCAATGCGAGACCCAGACTCACGCCGTGAGTATTTAACTATCAACCTTGCAACAGGTGATAAAGCATGGAATGGATGATTTATGGCTACTCAAATACATGGCTTGGAGCCTGCTTTAAGAAAAATGCAGGCAATCGGTAATGAAAAAACTGTAAAACGTATTGCCCGTAAAGCGATGCGGCAGGCAATGAACATTGCTCGGGATGAAGCCCGTCAAAAAGTTAAACGTTTAGATGATCCCACCACTCCTGAAAAAATTTGGAAAGAAATTGTTGTTCAAAATGGTCGAAGTAGAAATAAAAACACTTTGGTTATGCGCGTGGGGGTGCGTGGTGGGGCACGTATTCCATATACAAATAATGCCCAAAATAGACGTTCTGGGCGTGTTGGAAAAACGTATCAAACAGATGGCCGTGTCTTTTACTGGCGATTCCTTGAGTTAGGTACAAGTAAGCAACCAGCAACCCCATTTTTAAGACCGGCGCTATACGAAAACATTGAACAAATAACAGATAAGTTTGTTCAAGTATTTAATTTTGAACTCAGTGTGGTTTTAGGTGCAGCTTAATGGTTAAAGTCCCAATTTTTAAATTAGCAAGAGCAGATCCAGCCGTTACAGCTCTACTTGAAAGCAACGGAATTTTGCGCGTCTGGAAATTTGGACATGCTCCAGATGATCCACAAACACCGTATGTGACATGGCAAACGATTACGGGCGATTCTAATAGTAACCTTGATTCACGCCCTGTCTCTGATAATGCAATCATCCAAATCGATGTTTATGCAACCGATGAAGATGTTGTGGAGCAAGTTGCAATTGCAATGAGAGACGCAATTGAGCTTGACTGTTATGTAGTTCGTTATGGTGAAGCAGATAAGGACCCAGTAACGGGAATGCCTCATTATTCATTTGACGTTAGCTGGATCGTAAACCGCGAATAAAACACAAAACCATTTTTTCACTTAGCACCCAATCGGGTGCTTTTTTTATGCCTAAAAGGAGCGCTCTTAATGGCTAAACATGTTAAATCTCAAAAAACGCAGTTATTTACTGTAATTGCTGGAACCGTTGTTCGCTTTATTTGTCCTAAGCGTATTTCATTTGGTCAAGACTCATTCGGTAAGATTGATGTGACTTGTTTAGATGCGGATGTCAAAGAATATGAGCGCGGTATGCGTGATCCGGGTGAAGGCGCGATTGGTATTGACTTGGATGATGAAAACACAAGTCATGACAAATTATTGGAAATTGCTGCATCTGGTGAAAAGCTACAGTGGTATGTTGGTTCAAGCCACTCTGCAACACCGCCAACGTATGACGCGACCACAGGTATTGATCTACCAGAAACTCGTTCTTGGTGGTCATTTGAAGGCTATTTAAATGATGCAGCACCAAATGACATTGAAGTTGATACAGTGATTGGTTACGAGTTCACTTTAGTTCGAACTTCTGGGGTTAAATACACTAAACGTACAATGGTGACTCCATAATGGCAAGACTAACACTTGAACAAACTCATCAAGAGCTCGGTATTGGTAGCTACGTAGAAAAGCCTATTAGATATCGTGACAAGAACGGTAATGAAGCGGGTGGTGAAGTCTTAATCTTAATCGCATCACATGATGAAATTGTTAAGGCACCGGATGTATGGAAGCTAAAAAATAAGGCTGAGTTGACAATTGATCAGCTCAAGAAAGCTTTAATTTTTCTTACTGTATACCATGAAGAGGGGGAAAAGTTTTTCCCTACAGTTGAAGATACAGGGCGTTTGTCATCCGAAGTTATTGAAGCCTTGTACAAAGCTGCCGATGAGGTTCTTGATTTTTCGGGAAAGAACTCGATCTCGAACCAGACGATGAGTTCTGGTGCGAGCTCGTCCTCAATGGAATTGGCGGAAGAACAATAGCGGAAGCAAAAAAGACCCTCAGTCATCCGGAGCTTATGATATGGAGAGCCTACCGAAAATTACGGGGCTCTCTTTTCTTAGGACGACGCATTGAACAATCCGCTGGAAATATGATGGCTCATATAACGAGATTTAAAGTTAAAGAAGGCACGGACGTTGATGCTAGAGACTTTATGCCTCATGAGGAAAGACCTGAAAATGATGATGAGCTATCCTTGGAAGAGTATTTTGAAAAGTATCATAGCGGATGATAAGCTTCGTTTATAAAATATGCGGGGCTTAAATTTATATGAAAAAAATTATTTTAATTAGCGCACTTTCCTCTCTAGCTGGGTGCGCTACTACTGAAAATTTTTACTCTCTTCAACCTTCACCTTTGGCTACTTATGGGCAGTGGAGTGGTGCACATAAAGATATCTCGGTTGCAACTGTCCAACTGAATAAAGATGGAACTGGGGTAATTTGCCAAGACTTTAAGGGCGTTGCAAAATTGTCAGCTATTAAAAAGATAGATGACAAAATTTATACGCAAGATGGGAGTTACTGGCGCATTAAAGAATTTAATTCTGAAAAGCTAACCCTTGTTTATGGTGCTGGTGGATCATACTTTCTAACCAAAGATGATTCAGGAAATAATATTTCACCAGAGTGCAAGATAAAATTAATTAAATAATTTTAAATTAGTTATAAACCCGACCAAGTGTCGGGTTTTTTATTGCCCGGAGAAAAGGTATGGCAGCAAACTCACTTGGACGATTAACGCTTGATTTGTTAGTTCAAACTGCTGAATTTACAGGGCCATTGTCTCAAGCCGAACGTCAAGCACGAACAGCGAGTAAAAATATTGCAAGTAGCTTTGACATTGCTACGTTCGCGGCTAAGACACTTGGTGCAGTTGTAGCCGGAGTTTCGGTAGCAAGTCTTGTAGAGTTTGCAAACCAAACAATTGAAACGGGCAGTGAGATTAAAAAGTTTGCTCAATTGTCTAATACATCTGTGCGTGAATTTCAGTATTACGCTAAAGGGGCAGAGACAGCAGGTATATCAATGGAGTCTTTTGCAGACAAAATGAAAGACATGCAGGACAGAATTGGTGATTTTCAGCAGACTGGCGGCGGACCTCTAGCAGATTTCTTTGAAAATATTGCTCCTCTTGTTGGAGTGACTATACAGCAGTTTCAAAAGCTTTCAGGTCCGCAGGCTTTACAACTTTATTACGACTCGCTACAGAAAGTCGGTGCTTCTCAGAATGATATGAAGTTCTATATGGAAGCTATCATTTCTGATTCTTCATTGCTTATTCCATTACTGCAAAATGGCGGTGAAGGTTTTAAAAAATGGGGTGAAGCCGCTGAACAGGCAAATGCAATTTTATCAGAGGACATGATTCAGAATTTAGCATTGGCTAAAGAAAATCTAAGGTTAATGGATCTGCAATGGCAAGGCCTTGAAGCTAGACTTATCAATAATGTAGTACCAGTTGTAAAAGCAGTTGCAAACAACATGGATGACATTAAAGCAATCACAATTGCACTTGCTGCTGCAATTGGATCAAAACTTGTGGTTCAGGGCGCAATTTTAGCAGGGACATTTACCATGGCTGCAATCCGTGGCGCTGCAATGGAATTGACGCTTATGGGTATGCAGCGGCAAGCGCTGGGTGCTGCTACCTCAATGGGGGTTTTGCGTGGAGTAATGGGCTTTCTTGGTGGTCCTGCTGGCTTAGCTATGTTAGCCGTACAAGGTGTTGCTGCAGGTGCAGCTTTTTACTATATGAAAAAAAGTAGTGATGAGCTGGATCCATCCCTTACGATTCAGCAAAAAAGTGTAGCAGAGTTACGAGCCGAATATGAAAAGCTAGATGCTACTCAACAAAGAGTTTTAACTAGAAAAGCTACTGATACACTTGAAACAGCCAACCAGCTATATCGTGAACAAAAAAATGAAATGCTTGGCTTAATTGACGCTATTACACGATCATCAAAAGTCAGTGAAAATGATAAACAGATTGCCGAAGGTTTATTCGAAAGATACCGATTAGGTAAAATTGATGCCAATCAATTAGCTAATGCAATTAATGGTCTAGCTACAGTAAGCGATTCTGCAAAAGCGAGTATTGATAACAAAGCTAAAGCAGTAATGGATGAGGCTGGTAAAGTTGTTAAGGCCCAATCTATTTTGGATGTTTATACCGGTAAGGTCCAGAACAATACCAAGGCCAATAATGATAATGCAAAATCAATTGGTGAGCAGGAAAAGGCACTTCTTAGCTTGACTCAAAAGCAACGTGAAGCTTTGAAAGATATTCAAGGTCAACTAGATCGAGAGTCATATATTCAAGCGAGTATGCGTACCGGCATTAGCCGTGAACATGCAGAGTATTATGCGGATTACAAAGATAATGCTGGTATTCCTTACTTTAAGCCACTTTCGAATCTTGAAGTAAAATTAGTCGAACAGGGCTACAAGCTTAAAGAGCAGACCAAAGACCGAGAGGAGTCTGAAAAGAAAATTGAGGAGACAAAAAAACGTCAACTTGAATTAACTCAAAAGCAGGCCTTAGTTGTGGCTAGTGGAAATGAAACCTCGCGCAATATGTTGAAAGTGTATCAAGCATTTATGAATACTGGTGTGTTTTCAGATCAACAAGCACGCTATCTTACTGCAGAGGTTGGCCGTGAAAATGACTTTAGAAGCTCAAAAATGTTTGGTAGTCATAAAGACAAAAATAACGGCTTCACTAATGTCGGCATTATGTCTTGGCAGAAATCAAGAGCAAAAGATCTAATGTCCATGCTTTTTTCTAAAGGCTTGCTAGATAACAAGGGGGCAATTAAAGAAACACAAGAATCTTTGAATGCACAGGCATTGTTCTTGGCAAAAGAAGTTTTCACCGATCCTAGTTACACCAAGTCAAAGAATGCTTTGTTGAGTAATGCTGGATATAAAGAGCTTGAAAAGATCTTTGGCAAAAACTATGTCCGCTGGGATTATGAAGGCCGAAAAATTAAAGCAGGTCCTCATCATAAAAAACGCGATAACTACTATAATCAATTAAATACATTACTTGGTGATGGTACAACTACTAATATTAGCTCAGCTATTCAATCTTTTTCAAAGCTTGATGATGAGTTAGCTAATGTTGCAGAACGTCTTAAAAACGACAAGCGAACACTTGTTGAATATTATGATGAGTGGCAAAAGATATCAAATGCGAATGATGACAAGGTAAACGAAATTGGTCGACTCTATGCTGATGATCCAGTAATGCGAGATCGTTTGTTAAAGCTTCAAGCTGAAGCTTATGCAAAGGATGTTGAAAACTATATCAAAGCTCAAGATGAGAAAGTGGCTGCTCAACGAAAGGTCGCTTGGGAGATCCTTGAGGCTCAGTATTCAGTCATTAATGCATCTAAAGCAATGGACGATCAAATCAGAGGGTTGTCGTCAGGTGCTGACGATATATTCGCTAAAGCCACTATGTCTCCAAATGATTATGCAATGTGGTCACTAGCTAATCAAAAAAGCAATGCTCAACTTGCATTATCTAATCAACGTGTAGCCGTTGAACAAGGAATCATGACAAGTGATTCTTTTTCCAGTGACGATGAGCGATACCAGGCGTTGTTACAGGCTCATGAAGAGTATTTGATTCAGAAAAATGCTCTTGACGTTCAGTACGACCAGCAAGTTAAAGATTTGCAAAAAAGTCAATTTGAAACTCAGTTGGGCTTGTGGTCAACCCTTTTGGGCCAAGCGCAAAACACATGGTCCCAAATGACCCAATCTGTTAAGACAGCACAAGGTGAGCAGTCCAGTGCATATAAGGCAATGTTCTTAATGCAACAATCTATTGCAATTGCATCTGCAATCGTTTCAGCTCACTTAGCGGCAGTCCAAACAACCGCAGATATCACACTACCATTCGTAGGTAAAGTGTCTGCCGCAAATGCAATTTTGGCGTTTGGTTATGCTAACGCAGCAATGATTGGGGCGCAGACCATTGCAGGGATGGCACATGATGGTATTGACAATATCCCACGTGAAGGCACATGGCTTTTGGATGGTGGCGAACGTGTTTTAAATCCGCAACAAAACAAAGACCTAACGAATTATTTGAGTAATCAAAAAAATTCAGGACCACAGGTTGTCATAAACAACATGAACGGTTCAAGAGTAAGTCAGCGTCAAGGTGCGGATGGTAAACTTTATGTAGACATTGATGATGTAGAAGGGTTTATGGTTGGTGCTCTTAGCGACCCAAATAGTAAGGTTTCAAAAGCAATGCAGCACAACTATAACGCCCAGCGGAGACGTTAAAATGGCTTTGAATATTTTAAATCGATGTTCAACGCAATCTGGCTATTCCGTAGCGTACAGAAGCGGTGTTATTGCACAAGAACTTGATGGGGGGGCGCCGCGATATAAGCGCCGCCTTAAGAATGCTTATCATACTGTGAATGTGCGATGGGTTGTTCTTGAGGCGGGGTTTCAGTATTTGGACGCATTTTATAATGTCTGGTGCGACAATCCGAGCCAACCGTTTTATGCAAATCTCAAGGTAAATGGCCCAGAATATAAGCCTTATGAATGCTCATTCGTTCCCGATAGCTTTCAATTAAATGAGGTGGAAGGTAAGTTTTTTACCTTATCTGCGCAGCTAAGAGTTCGGCCTATTGTTGATAGCAACCTAAATAAAATCATTGTGGAGACTGGTAACAAGGGGGATTTAGCAACACTTCTCAATCCACTAGAGAAACTTGTAAATAAAGATGCGCCTAAGTCAATGGAGGGTATTATCAATGACTGATTATACCGCCTTCTTTTTGAATCGGTCGGGTTCAGTTACTCCAATCGAATGTATAGAAATGTCACATCCAGATTTTGAGAGTTCATTTCGCTATACGAGTGACGATACATATGGTGTGACGGTAAAACATGAACAAGATGGGCCTGATTATTTTTATCAGTACCAGCCAATGACAATAAAACGCTCCACTGTTTCTAACAATCTTGATCAAAAAATCTCACTAACAATTGGTGATGTTGATGACAAACTTATTCTTGCTGCAGACAAGTCAAGATTGAGCAGTTATTGGAATGTACGGCCCAAAGTCAAATGGCGTTTATATCGTGATGATAATCTGACTAGTCCTTTGGTTACTTTACAAACTTTAGAGGTAGCAAGTATTTCAAAAGATGATACTGGCAACTGCACTTTTGAGGCTGTAGCACCTGAGCTAAACAAGGTTAAAACAGGTGAAATTTACGATCTTGAAAGATTCCCCTTATTGCGCGGCTTAATATGAATATCAATCACCTATTATCACGGACTTGGAAGGAAGATTACACATGTAATGAGTTTGCATGTGAGGCTTGGCTAGATATTACAGGAGAAGATTTAACTTCACGTTTAAAAAAATTTTTAAATGGAGAGGGGGAATTTAAATCTTTGGATGAGCCTATTTCACCTTGCATAGTTTTTTTTACAAACGGACCCAAAAGCTCGACACATGTCGGGCTTTTTTATTGCGGAAAACTTTTGCATCTCTCACTTCGCGGTGCGCAATTCATTCCGCTTGAAGTCGTTAGCATGCATTTTCTGGAAACGAGGTTTTACACATGAGCTTGAAGCGAGTTGTCATTGTTCCTGATGTGTATAAACGAGACACATGGGCATATGCCGATGTAGAGGATGTTTGCGCTTACTTAGCTCAACATTTTGCTCCTAGCCTACCCGGTGGCACAAAAATATATCATGGTGCAATTGCTGAGTCTCAAAATATTACCCCTAAAAATAAGAGGGATATTGAAAAGCTTCAAAAATTAGAGGGGGTATTTTATGTTGTAGTCATGCCACAGGAGCCAATCTCTATTGCAATGTGGATTTACTATGCAATTGTTGCAATTACAACAGCATACACACTTTATACAGTTCTAACTATGCCTAAACCGCCGTCCCCAACGGCCGGATCTGCAAACAACGAATTAGCTCAACGATCAAATCAACCTCGTATCAATGGCCGTATTCCAGATATTTTCGGAAGATTGCGATCATATCCCGATTTGATTGCTCAAACGTTCACGACTTATGTGGATGGTGTTGAGATTGAAGAGTGCTTAATGTGTATCGGACGTGGTTATTATCAGATTTTAGATATGCGCGATGGAGATACAGATGTTGCAAATATTGCTGGCACTTCTGTATCTGTTTATGATCCATTTACGTCTATTGTGGGAATACCAATATATCGAGTTGGGGAAGAATTTAATCATCTGCCAAAATATGTGGTTAATTCAGACTCTATTAATGGTCAGACTATAGAGCAACCTAACACTGCAGAATTTGAAACTCAAAATGTGTGGTTCCAAAGTCCAAATCTAATACGAGCAACTGGAATCGACTTTACTCAATATTTTGCTGCAAATGATCGAATTCTTTTGAGTGGCGCTGTTTATGGCGTGCAAGATGTGAGTTTATCAGGAACAATAATGGTCAATGAAAACAAAATGGTTATTATTGAGTCCTCTACGAATATTGATAATCCAAACTTGTTTAAAGGGTTGCTACTGACAGGTGCATTAGTTGATATTGAAACTACAACAGGAACGCCACCAGATCAAATTACAGAGATTGATACTCGTGATCTTTCAGGTCAGTTTGATGTGTCTGGTGTAACTAAAACTGTTATTTCAGGCGGTTTTCATTACGAAATAACACTTTCAAATCCACAGCGTGTTAATGCCAATTGGTTACATGTTAATAAGAGCTATACAATAACTGCAGGTGCTTCACTAAACCATAATGCAAATTCAATTACTCTTGATGACATTTATACGATTAATAGTATATCCAGCGACACGATTGCATTAGTCAATCCTTCGGCCATTAATAACGAGTGGGATAAACTCTTAACGCTTCCAAATCAATCCACTCAAGGGCAGGATGCACTTGTACGGTTTGATTCAATAAGCTCTAAATATGTTGGCTGGTTTAATCTGGAAATGCCTGAGGCAACTCAAGCTGTTTTTAATTTATTTTTTCCAAATGGCTTGTTTTATCAAGACAGTAAGGGTGGTGTTTGGGAAGAGGGTTTTACTTTAGTTATTGAATTGCAGTCAATAGATAATTCTGGCAATCCAGTAGGTGAAGTTACAACTATCCAGCAAAATATTAGGGCTAAGAACAAGTCACAATTTGGACGTACTTTATATATTGATCTACCTAATGCTGGCTCTTTTAGATTTCGTCTAAGTAGGACTACAGCTACCCAAGCAGGCAAGACTCAAGACACTTGCAAAATTAAGTCGGTATATGGCATGGCAGAATCTTCTATCGACCATTATGGAAATGTAACCGTGATTCGATCGAAAACGGTCGCAACAGACGGGGCTCTATCTCTTAAAGAACGAAAACTTAATTGTCTAGTTAATAGAAAGCTGCCAATTAATGGAACAGGTCCATTGCAAGTTACTCGTTCTGCAGGTCAAGCATTAATTAATCTTGCTCTTGATGAGTATATTGGACGTCGCACGATAGATGAAATCGATATAGATCAAATCAATGAAGAGATTGAAAAAGTTAATGCGTATTTTGGTTCTGACCGTATGTCAGAATTTAACTACACGATTGATGATGACAATCTAAGTTTTGAGGAGATTGCTGGCATGGTTGCTAGTGCTGCTTTCTGTGAAGTTTATCGCTACGGAAGTGTCACACGTCTTAAATTCGAACAGCCACAAGAGAATGCGGTTTTACTTTTTAATCACCGGAACAAAGTACCCGGAACTGAAAAGAGGACTACTCGATGGGATGACAAGAATTATGACGGCTTAGAACTTGAGTATACATCGGATAAGGATGATGCAAGGATTAAATATTCTTTGTACTGGGATAACGCGACAAAGAGTACAAAAGAAGGTCCATTTGCTAAAAACCCATTAAAGATAACTACCACTGGTATCAGAAATGAAGAACAGGCGAAAACACGTGCTTGGCGCGAGTGGATGAAAGTTCTTTATAAGGCTTTTCTATGTGAATTTGAGGCACTTGACGAATCGGAATTGTTGTTAAGAAATGATGCCATTCTAATTGCAGATAACAGGGGGGATTTAACACAGGATGGAGAGATTCGTGGTGTTGATGGTCTTTTCTTAACAACATCTCAACCGTGCTTTTTTGAAAACGGACAAGATCATTATATTTATGTCCAACTACCAGACAAGACCGTTGATATGATTCCTTGTGTCGCAGGGGACGATGAGTATTCAATAAAGCTTTTACGTGCTCCCTTAATTCCCATAATTATCAATCCATCCAACTACATTGGATACACAGGGTACAAGCTGGTAAAGGCAACTGAGGCAGAGGCATTTATGTTTATGCTTGATGAAATCACGCCTAAATCGCCAATGACAAATAATCTTATTGCCTCAAATTATGACTCACGGTTTTATCAACATGATCATGATTTTGTCTAATTAATTTTTTAAATTTTAGCCCCTTTTTTAAGGGGCTTTTTTATTGCCCGGAGAAAAGGTATGGCAGATTACCTAACGCCTGCAAAGTTAGAAAATGCTTCACTAGATTGTGATAGCTGGGATAAGTTTTTTCATGGTACTGAGTTTGAGGATGTAGTAACTCGACTCGGAAAAGTGTTTCCCACTCTTCCTAAGGTTTTAAAATTATTTTTTGATAATGGTTTATTTAGACCATTTCAAACAGAAGCTCAATTGCTTGCCTATGTTCCAGAAACAAACCCAAGTGCAGCTTATGCTTTTGATACGAAAAAGCTATATTCATGGGACGGCTCTGTTTGGAACGATGAAGGATTAAGTCCTTTAGACTTATCAAAAAGCTATACAGATGAACAATTTATTTTAGCTGTGCAAAAATCAGTTTTTGAGACGCTTTCTCAATTATTTGGCCTAGCTAAATCTGATGATGAGAAGATCAAATCTCTTTTTACTGATGCAGCGGGGAACGTTGTAATTGGTTATGACTTAGAAAAAGATACAGGCATTTATGCTGGAATGCTTGAGCAAGTTGTAGAAATTGTACCGGGATTAAAAATTTACAATGATGGTAGATATTTGGGTCTACTAGGTGATTCTGAAAGACGAATCTTAATCGGTTATGACATGCTTAGTGACTTGCCCATCATTGCGGGCCTTGATGAGTTGATCAATGGTGCGGGCGGCACAAATACAAAACCTGTTCCAGCCGAAAGAAACCATATTGTTGGATACGGACAGTCTTTAAAAACAGGTGCTACCGCAACAGTTATTCTAAGTATTCTTCAGCCTTATTTTAATGTGACATTCGGTACGGGTCCGCGTATGGACTCTGCTGCAACTTCGGTCATCCCATTGGTTGAGCAATTTAATAATCCAAGTTCAGACGGCTACAGCAATCGCGGTGAGACTTGTTGTTCTGGTGCTGCAAATTATGCAAGCCGTGCAATGATGCTTGAAAACGGTATTGATCCGAAAGATCATGTGATTTTTGCAAGCACTGCTGCACATGGTGGGTATCGTATAGATCAGTTAAAAAAAGGGTCTGAATGGTATAGCTTTTTGATTAAGCATATAACTGAAGCAAAACGGTTGAGTGGAGATAAGACTTACAAAACGCAAGTTATTGATTGGGGGCAGGGTGAAAATGACGCCATTTATACTGTTCGAACCCCCTATGCGGTTTATAAGTCTGAACTTGCACAGCTGCAGTTAGATGTAAGCAGTGATATTAAAGAAATCACCGGGCAATCTGAAACAGCACCATTTATTACTTACCAGATGTCATATGCTGCCCGCACATGGCCTGATATTGCAAAAGCTCAATTAGATTTAGTTCGAGAAAGCCCGTATTTTATGCTTTCAACACCTATGTATCACATGCCATATGCAGAAGACAGCATTCATTTAACAAATGTTGGTTACAAGTGGCTTGGTGCTTATGTTGGTCGAGCTTATAAGCAATATATGATTGATGGGCGAAAATCAGATTTCATCAACCCGAAAGTAGCTCAACTTGTAGGTGATGAAATACACATTCATTTTGATGTGCCGAAAGCGCCACTTGTGCTTGATACGGCAACTTTGGCTGCTACTACAGACAACGGCTTTAAGGTTTTAGTAAATGATACTGCGGCAACGATTTCCGGCATTAGCGCAGAAAATGACAAAGTTATTATCAAACTGTCTAGCCCACCTGCAACAGGTGCATCGGTAATTGTTAGATACGCCCTAGATTACCTAGGTGCTGGATTATCAATAGATGGCGGTGCTTCCGGCAATCTCCGTGATTCAACAACAGATTCAATTGAAATTGCAGGTGTAGAAAGACCGCTATATCACGTATGCCCGCATTTTGAATTAACTGCATTTACAGATAAAGGAATTTAAAAATGACTCAATTATTTTTTCAAGCGAAGAACTTTGTAAGTAAGAGATCTTTACCTAAATTATCAAATGTTGATGATTTGCTGCCAAATCTTGAGTATGAAGCGTATGGGCATTGGGTTTTTGAAAACACATCGGCTTCATTGACGGATAAAGTGAATAATAGACTTTTAGCATTGCAAAGTGGTGCTACAGTGCAACCCATTTACTCTGAATCGGGAGTAACAATCTCAACTGCCGTAGGTAATGCTCTTGTAAGTGATTTAATTGATACATCAGCACAAAGTGTAACGCTTACAGCAGTTGTGAAATGCAATAACACCCAATTAGCTATTTTATTAGGAAACTTAGTACCCAGCAATTCTACAACGAGTAGTGGTTTAGCGGGCTTTGCTTCGGCCGGGAAGGGATACTTGACAGTTAAGCCAACCGCTGCTGCTGGTTCGGGGGGAATTTCGTCATTAACACCAGCATCTGGGCATAATCAAACATCAAACTTTTTTATTGCTGTTAGCGTAGATAAAGCAACTAAAAAAGGAATTATTTACGTTCAACAAAATTCGGCAGAATTAACAAACGAAGCAGTTTATACAGCTCCTGTTTACGAAAGTGCACTGAATAAGTTTGCTTTTGGCAATAATGCATACACGGGATCAAATGCCCCGGCAAATACAGCAACTTTTGCAGAAGGGGTTATCTTTGATAAAGCTTTAACTTTAGATGAAATTAAAGCTGTGGCTACCCGATCCAAAGATAGAATGAAAAACCGTGGAATTACCTTTTAACGAGCCCCTTAATTGGGGCTTTTATTACCCATGTCTGGAGAAATAAAATGTCTGAAACTCAGTCTGCATTCGGGGTTGGTGCAGCAACAATAACGCAAAAAGTAACAGCAACTACTGGGGTGGGGTCATTTATCGGCTTTATAGCAAAAATCGATGTAATTGCATGGGGTGGTTTGGTAATTGCTGCACTTGGTTTGGCTGTACAGCTTTATTTCGCTTGGGCGCGTAATCGCCGTGAGAAGGTGGAGCATAAGCTGCGAAAGGCAGAGTACGAGCTACGTATTAAAAAGTTAAAAGGTGACTGTAATGTCAAACAAGACTAAGTTATTCGTTGTTGGTTCAACAATAACCGCCGCTTTGGGCGGTTTTTTTATTTATGGGCCTAGTGATCAGCAGGTACAAGCTACAGCTTCAAAAGAGGGCTATACGCCTAAACCAGTCATTCCCGTAAAAGGTGATCGACCAACGATTGGTAATGGCACAACATTTTACCCGGATGGTCGCGCCGTAAAAATGACCGATCCCGCTATTTCACGAAAGCAAGCTTTTGAATATCTCAAGTTCACAATGAACAAGGATGCAAAAGCATTTAATAAAACGTTGCTGAATATACCTATCTCTCAAACTGAATACGACCTATACCTCGATTTCACGTATCAATACGGGATTGGTGCATGGTCTAGCTCATCAATGCTGAAAAATCTAAAGGTAGGGAAGTATAAGGCAGCTTGTGACTCATTACTTAAGTATAAATTCGTTGCAAAGCGTGATTGCTCAATTCGTAAAAATGGTTGCTACGGAGTTTGGACTAGACAAGTAGAACGACATGCGAAATGTATAGGAGCGCAGTGATGTGGATTGTACTTGCTGCTAAATATTGGCGAGAAATCATTATTGTGTTTCTCGCTTTTTTATTGGCCATATCTTTGGCCGTACTCAATTATAAAACTGGTCAGTTAAAAGAAGCTGAACAAAAGTGTCAATCGCAGATCCAGGAGATTGAGCGCAAGAATTTGAAAGCACTTGCCGAAAAGCAAAATCAGATCAATAAAGTGAGCGCAGAATATGAACAAGTCAAAGCAGAGCAAAACACCAAAGTCGAATATATTGAGCATGAAGTGCAAAAGATCGTGGAGCGTCCTGTTTATAAGTCTAGCTGTATTGATGATGACGGGGTGCAGCAACTCAACGACCTTATCAAAGCCGGTAATACCAGCTAATCTCATCCAGCCGTGCCCTAATTTAAATGAAATTGAGGGCACAACTGGCAAAGATTTAATGATCTGGTCAGTTGATACAGTTGCAAAATATAATGACTGCAAAGCAAGACACGGTGCGATTGTGAAGGCTCTTGAGTAAGAGCCTTTATTAATGTGCAATTATTTGCTCAATAATCTGGATAATTGCACATTTTGAGCAAAATTATTCTCAACTGTATTCTCTCGAGGTTTTATCATGCAGCAATTAATGATTATGGTCACAGAAGTTGGAAAGCTTGAGCACACATGTAATTTGCTTGCTGAGGTAAACAAAGGCGGTAAAGTCATAAAGGTTTTCGACTACAACGGTAATCAATTACCAATCAACATTGATGGAACCGTGACATTTAATAGACGCCGTTGGGAACTTCCCATTAAAGTAGATTTAAAATAA